CTTGTTCAAACTTTTTTATCACTAAGTAACCTCTTAATTAAGTATATGTGATCTTTTAGATCTCCACAAACATTATCTAAAACTTCTGATTGATATGGTTCAGTTTCATGTAACCAATGCATAGCACTTTCCATACAGTCTAAAGCCCGTTGAATATCAGGTTTAACCTTAATTAGTGCTTTTTCCTGTTCTAAGAAAAAGATATCTTCTGCTTCAGTCATATAGGTGCTCCATCTACAAAATCAGGCCATTCTTTATCTGGATCATAAACTTTTGAAACATTCTTTTCAAATTCATAATCAGATTTAAAGTAAGATAGTAATTCCATAACTGCTTTTTGAGCCTCTAAGTCATCATTAGCAGCTATAGCTATACTAATTGACATTAGTTTATTATGAATTTCTTTGTTTGTCATCGATTACCTCTACTAGTCGATTAGCGTACCATTCAATCTTTTTAGCGTCTTGTAAAGAAGCATCTTTTTTACCTAGTCTCATAGCATATTTGAATATATGCCCTAGTAGATGAGCTTCAACACCTTTATGTTGTTTAAGAATGTATTCCATAAGATCTATGTATTCTAAACCATTAGGAAATTTAGCGTAAGCTTCTTTTGGAATCATTTTGTAGTGTTTAGGGTTAATGATTGCGTCTTGTTCTTTATTAGACATATCATTAAAGTTTCCATGAAAGTCTATTTTTTCTTCATGGTTTAAATCAGGTTGTTTTTCCATGTTTCCTGTACGATCTGTTAAATCATCTTCTGGATATATAGTAATTAAACCAGTTTCTTTAGCAATGCGTCTTTCTATTCGGTTCATATGTAAATATGTTGACCAATCATGTATGCATCGTTGTGTACTAGCTACATATAACAGCATCTGATTTGGATTATTTGATTCATAAACTTTTATTACAGGGGTCATTTCATTGCCTGTCCAATAAGACCAACAATCTATGGCCTGTTGCCAATTATCCCCAATATAGTCTGCCTTATCACTGTTTTTATTTCTGTATACTTTATACTGCAATATTACCTGCCTTTAGTTTTTGTATATGAACTTTAAACTCTGCCTTATTGTTAAAACCATAAGCTTGAGCTGCTCTTTGTTCTGCTTCATATCGAGTAAAACCCGCATCGTATTCTAAGATAGCTGCCCTTTCTTCGAAGCTATCATCTAGTCTTTGCCAATCATTAGGATCCATATAGTATGTCCTCCTCAAACCAATCACCGTAAAGCATAATCAAATAATCCTTTAATCTTTGAGAAATTTCTTTATTTCTTCTAGGATTATAGATGCTTAATATATCACAACAACTCCATACAGGTTCATCTGAGCCTGGAAAATTTGAACCACCATGAGTTACTCTTGCAATTATTTCTACTTCAAACTCATGCGTACCTTTCAACTGTTCTATCACAAAGTTCTTCTGTATTTCGTGCGATACCCCTGCCATTGAACACCTCTATAACTGGTTTATTGTTGATTTTACTTAGTATAGCCATGTCTGCGCTATATATTCTTTCCTTTGTATCTGTAAATACAAAATGTTCGTATTTATAAGGATCATATGTTACTAATCTTTTATTCCCATTTGGAATTATATATTCAAGTAAGTCATGACCTCTAACAAATGCGTGTACATTCTTTTGTTTTGTTTCTAATACTCTTTTTCGTCCTGCTTGCTGTACTGCAAACGTAGGTGATATAACCACTACACGAGGTGAATGTTTTATTACTTTTCCGTAATTTTCACCTTGTCGGGACTTTATTGAAAATATTTTATGGTGGAGATTATAATATACTTCAATCTTCATTATCCACCTTTTCTTTCATTCCAATTATATTTACTGAAATGTTTACCTTTATTATCATAAGGTCTTAATTCTTTTTCTAATTTTAGTGCTTCTTTTTTTGTAAGACCTTCTGCAATAGTTTCTATGATAACTGAATCATAGTATTTATTCATAAAGTCATGAACTCTCCGTTTAGATCTAACTTTATTAGGATCAAGCGCTTCAGGTATTTCAATGCCATACCGCATACCTAAACCAATTTCAGTTAATTTAGTTACTCCAATATAACCTTGATGTTTACCCCTATGTTGAGGAACATGCGCCCAATAAATACGATACTTACCGTCTTTATTTGTATGATTATAAGCTGTTGTCATGCAAGTAGTTAAATTAAGTATATTCGATGCCATCTTCATATGCCTTTACTATTTTGGTTTCAACAATTCTTACACCCGTATGTCCGCCATTTTTGTAACGATCATACCATATTGTTGCTTCTTCATAACTATAGTAACCTGCACCATAAGGTTCCCACCACCAGTCACCATCTTCATCTTTTAACCAAAGATGTATTTCATACATTCGTGGACTAAATCCCATTTTATTTTTCCTTTTTCCAGTATGTGAAATCTGAATCAGTTTCTATATCTCTAGATGATCTATAATAAAAAGTTACATTATAATCAGGGTACAAATATTGTTGTTTTATTAATTCTGCAACTTTTTTAATACGAAAAGGATCGTCATCTTCAATTCTAAAGAAAAATCTATAAGAGTTACTACTATCATAACTATTACGACCATCATACTTCGATACATTAATTTTGTACATCATTACAACCTTTCTGTAATATAATCTTCAGGACCATAAAGGTCTTCCCACTCTTGTTCCCAATCAGGTTGACCATCATCATCATCATCCTCTATAGGTTCATAGGTGTCAATATGTTCTAGCCTTTCTTCAAAAATTTTTACTTTATAACCTAAACCAGTTTGATGTTCAATAAAATCTTCGACATAAGACCAATCACAACCTTCGTGGGTTTGCCAAGAAACTTCTTTATCCCATTCTTTGTGCCAATAATAAGAAATTACAGTATAAGTTCTTTTATTTTTCATTCCAAACTCCTAACCATGTTTGAGAACGTTCTATTTCAAAAAGCTCAATTCTACCTATTGTACTGTCCTTTATAAGTTCTTCTATTCTTTCAACAGCGGTTTCATAACCAATCCAACTGTCATAATATGCTCCATCTATTGTTACTTCGTAAAAAATACTTGTTATAGTGTGATCATCCTGCATGTTCAATACAAGCCTCTACTGCTTCTGATAAAGTTTCATGAATTTCTGTTGCCATTGCTGTCATAAAAGGATTTAAAGTATCAATAGGTGCTACCCACATAATAATTACTTTATTTTTCATATGAGCAAACATTACTTCTGCAGCAGTACCTTGACCCTTAATCCCTGGAAGATCTCTCATGTCTACAAGTAATACTTCACAACGAGCTATATCTCTTAAATCTTGTTTGAAGATTCTGTTAGCAATATTACGATCTAATCCTCTATCGTTAAGAATTTGTTGATGATAGCTAATACGTCTAGTAGGATCAAGAACTTTAATATCAGCATCTAATAATCTTTTTTGAGCATAACTTCGCCATTCTTTCATATCTCGTGCATCTAACCCCGCCATAGGCCCAGCTAGATATACACCTCTGCATAATTCCATATCACTTCCTTAATAAGAAAGGGGGAAACCATTATAGTCTCCCCCTAAGTTGTTAATTATTAAAAGTCTAAGTCTTCTAACTCATCTTTGGATGCAAATTGATCTTCATCTACGCTTTGATTATCAGCTACTTTAATGACCTCCATTTCAGTCATTTCAAAATCGTCTTCTCTTGGTTTTGGTGTATATTCCTTTAATGTTGTTACTTGTACTGCCATAAGCATTGAAGCAACACCTTTACGGCCACCTACTTCATAATTATACTGATAAATACGAACATTGCCAATAGATCCATTACCTAATGTATTTGGGTCAATAGGTGCTAAATCGCCACCTACTAAGTTAACTGGATTCTGTGGTTCTCCATTAGCTTTCTTAGTTTTCTTTTTAAGAGTTGCTTTGTAGAAAACGCCATTATCATCATCATCTGTTTTGACATTAACGTTTAAGTCTTTCCATTCTTTAGCTTGCTTTTTATCACGAGTACGAATTTGAACTTCCCATGTAGGGTTGTTAGCATCAAACCTTGCATTAGGTTTATTTTCGTCTAGTTTAGCAAAGAATAATTCTACATTTTTAAGAATAGCCATATTTTTCTATTTCCTCTTGGATATATGTTAATAGTTAGTTTTTAGAACAAATGTTCTTTAACGTCAGGTATTTTTTATTTAATAATATCAACTAGTTCATCGATATTATCATCATACATTTCCATGTAAAAGTCGTCATCAGACTCCCACATATTTACACCAGAACACATAGCGCCGAAACCATCTTCAAAAATAGTTGTAACGGTTGCAGTTGGTATTTCTGGCATTGTTTCAAAAGCTTTAATTCGGATAATACTACCTTCTTTAAGCAAAGGCAAAGTCCGACTTAAGGACGTCTCTGACATTCAAGTTCCCTTTTTCTGGTATTAAATCTTCTGAGTCTAGTTGTTGCAGAATGTTTTCAAGAGGCAAGCTCTCATATAATTCAACAAACTTTTCCCTTACATGATAAAACATATTATCCATATTTCCAGCATGAGACCCGAAAGAATCATGAACAACTGTTACAGGATAATTAGCATCATGTATACACATAGTTAGATGAACAGCATCAAGGCTATGCACAATATTAGGTGCAGCACCTGTTTTCTGTTTAGTTTCATTAACAGTAGTTTCTTCCCAAACTTGCAATTGTACTTTTAGGATATCATCACCGTATTTTAGTTCTGTACGTTTAATAGTGGGTTTTCTATAAGCTTGTACTACTGGGAATCCAGTAATAGGTGAAATCCAACTCATATGTACTTTTCTCTTGTTTGCTCTTTCAGCAACCGTTTGGAATAGTCTTAACATTTTAGCTGGCCCTTTGAGCTCTTCATAGCAAGTATTGTACACCAGAGCGCCAAGGAGTGCGCCCCAGAGATGCTCTTTATCTCTTAGATACTCTGATATATCACGAGTGTCTTCTATCACCTGCTGACCCATACCATAGGACGTACCACCATAGCCAAGCGTCATTACATTTCGCTTAACTGTTTTTCGTTGCACTTTCTTGTCTTGAATATTATGCCAATAAACTGCAAACAATTTCTCACGAATATCTCTATTTTGATTTCGCCATGTTTGTGCAGCTTGAAAAGCTAAAGATTTTCTTTCAGACTTATCAGGTGCAGTGTCATATGCTCTTTGCAATGATACAGCTTTTTTAAAGACTTCTTCGAATCGATCTATTGTTTCTTTATCTAAACTATCGACTTTACTTTTTAGTCTTTCCCAAACTTTATCTGCTATAAACATATAAACATCTCCAGGCAAATCGCTTGGAACAAGATTTACTAAAGGTGCTACTTCATCGTCTTGAGACATAGCTACAAGATGCTGAACACCATTATTAGAACCATCGATGTAAACAGGTAAACATGAAGGAAAGTCTTCTGTATTTCCTTTCCATTCTGCTAACATTTTAATTTCATGACAAGCTGCAAGAAAGCTAAATGGTTTGTCTGCTTTCATCCAATCAGTGCTTGTCATTGGGTTTGTAGCATAATCGATAAATGTTTCTGCATTATCTATGACAAACTGTACTCGATCGTCAAGGCTTACTTTATCATTTCCCCAGATATTTGCAGTATGAACATAAAGCCAGTAAACACCTTGTTTACCTAACGGCACTGGTTCGTCTAACAGCAATAAACCTTTAGCGTTGTCACTAGACTGCTCGTGTAAGAAGGCTGTATTAGGGTAAATGCGGCCTCGGAAGTCGAGGTTATACAAATGATAAAAAGCTTTGTCTATGTGCTTCTCTGCTAGTCTCTGGATAGCTTCTGCTTCAATGATTAACGAAGCCCGTTTAATTGGATCAATCTCTTTTGTAAACTTAAAGGGATTAGTTTCAGAGTGCATACATTGTTTATAAATATCAAATACAAAGTTGTTAATACGCCAGCCTGTATTATTTAGCTTATTCAATGTATCTACTAAGTAGCTCATATCGTGATCTTGATAATATTTTAGAGCATTATCATATCCTTTCTTGATTACACTTATACCTGTTTCTTCATGATAAGAATCTTTAACCCATGGTTTAGGCGGGGTGTTTACAGGAAACATATCACACTTTTCAGTATCAACTAAATCCATAAGCATTTTAATAGCTTGCCAATCTTTAGCGAAAAGAAAGAATGATCTATGTTTATCTTTTTTACCATTTCTATAAGTATGTTTCTTTCGATATCCAAGTATACCTAGTTCAATATAGCTAATAATTACAAACCAGCCACCTTGTACATCTAACACACTATTTTGTTTTTGTCTTAGTTTTTGTCTTAATCTCCTTCCAATACTACTTGCTACTTCAACAAGAGTTGACTTTCTTTCTAAACCTTTTAATATATGTGTATAAGAGAATTCAATTATATCTCTTGCTGACATCTTAACTAAAAAGCTAGCTGATTGTCTTTTGTCTAATAGCGATTGTCTATATCCTAGATCTGCTTCTAATTTATCTAGAATTGTTTCTTCCATATATTATTTCCTTTTGCAGACATTGTGCTTATGCACTCTGCTTATTTAGAATTTTATAATTATTGGTTATCTTCGTAGGACTTGTAAGTTTTAATTAATACATACAATAAAAAGACTCCAATAATTTCTACCAATGTGAATTTCCTTAAATGATTTGAAAAAAAAAGTGTTATAAACCCCCGCCACCCCGAAGGGCAGCAGGGGCGGGAGAAACTTAAACTAGGTGTGGATTGTTCTTAGCTAATGTCTTAATCCAGTTACGAACTGAACAAGTGCTAACTTTATGAAAATCTGCTACTACAGCAACAGAGTTACCTGCTAAAACAGCCGCAGCTGCTTCAACTCTTTTAGAATTGGTAATCTTTCCATGGCGGCGACCTTCTTTTAAAGTATATCTGCTCGGTGAAGTCGCTAGTTTTTTAAAATTTGCCATAAGAGATCTCCTTATTTATATTGGCTTGAAAAAAAAGTGTATAAAAGACCCCACCGCCGAAGCGGTGAGGCAAGTTACAACACAGGAGGAGTTTCCAATGAAACTCAAAATACTCTCATAAAGAGAGCATAAAGTGTTTCACTGTGATAACTCGGATTCTTCTATTGAATCTTCTTCTGGTACATCTATATAAGTATGTGACCATTTTTTGTTTAAAGCTTCTATTAAGTTTGAGAAGCTCATCTTTTCAAAATATTCTTGTTTTTCTTTATCCGATTCGAATTTCTTTATCATATTGAGTGCGTACTCTTTCTATAGTAGCGCAACCTCCATCTTTATCTAACTTTGGAGCAACATTTATAAAGTATTCATCTGCTTCAGAGAGAGAATTAAAAGTTTTGATTGCAAACATAAACCGTTTTTTGTCGTATAGTTTCACTTGATGACGAGTCATTTGATTTTCACTTTCCTTGTTTTATAGATTGATTCGGAAGTTATTCCGTATTTTTCGAACGCAAGTTGGTAACACTGTTTAAGTGCTGCTTCATAGCTACTGCCTCTTCCAACAATTTTTATTTCTTCATTGTCGTTATAGTCATTTTTATAGGCTACCAATTCCATTGCATACATTCAAATTTTCCCTAGATTGAGTCTATTGATATAGACCTTGTTGATATTATTGGCGTCCAAGTGTATTCACGAGGATCATTTCTAGTTCTATTCCAGTACCCATCACAGACGGATACTAGCTTTTTATCAGCAATTTCCATAGCAGAAAATGCATTAGTGCTGTTTACAGTTAAAACTTTTTCTCGGTGATAAAATGTAAACATTATGAAGCCTCTTGAGTTATTTTGTTTATAACCCAAGCAGGTATTATCATTGCTATACCTGCCATTACTGGTAAAGATATTAGCAAAAATGTTGTTATTACATAAGCGGCCATTTTGGTTCTCCTCTTGGTTTCCACTTGGTAAATAATATGTCCAACTACCTCTGGACTACGAGATCAGCCTAAGTATAACCTGATAAATTGGTTATACCCCCTGATCTAAGGTTCTATTATAGATGTAACAATTTTCTCACTTATAGAAAATGTGTGTACCTAATTTAAACAACATCGTATGATGTTTAGCCCAATAAGGTTCTACATAATCTGCATGATAATGAGTTGCACCTTTTACGTCTAAGCTAATTTCATTATCAATAACCATTTGAGCAATCAACTGACTGTCTCGCCAAGCTATACGATCAACTTTAGCTTTAAATCTAGTAGGGTCATCATGCTTGCCATCATGAGTCCAACTAAATTGTTTTTTATCCCAAACAACAGCACAAATATTGTTTGGGTGTTTTGGTGACTCAACACGGTTCATAGTAACTTCTGCGATAGCTACTTTACCCATTAGATCTTCACCTCTACCTTCAAAGAAGATATTTAAAGCCAAACAAGTGGCGGCTGCTGTAAGTATCATTACAAAGTTTCCACTTCCAGACTAATCATAAACTCATTTGCAACTGTAAGTGAGTCATCATTTACTTCTATTATAGCATCAGGTAAAGATCTTATACTTGGATCTATAATAATGCATTCTCTAATCTCCGCAATACTTGTAAATTGTTTTACAGTATTGTCAGAGGATTTATCTTCAGTTTTCCATATAGCGATAAACATTAGTCAATTTCTCCTTTTTCGATTACTTCTTGACGGTTAAGACTATTCATATAATCAAACAAATCTTCTAGTGTTTCCATAAACACAGGATTTGCCCAATTAGATTTACCTTTATTACACCAAGAAGCTTCATACCAAGGTGAACTTGTCCAATCACACTTAATAACAGAAATTTCTACATCGCCAATATCTAGAAGAATTTGCTGATGTGTGTCTTCGGGCATTACAGTAAAAAATTCATTAAACTGTGCCATGCTCTTGCTCCTTTCACTTGATTGATTGTAACATATTTACCATAACTTTAGCATTTTTCTCATTTACCATCTTTTCTTTTTCTTCTTTCCATATAGCTCTTTCTTTAGCAATACGTTGTTTTTCTTTTCTCTCATCTCTTTTATCTAGATAATAGATTAATAGAGATAGCATATTTGGCAAAAACAAACCAAACCAGATTAGAGAGTTCATAGACTCTACTGCTCTTAAATCTTCTTGATTGTAGATA